CCAAAAGAATCTAAAAAGAAAAAGTAATCATGAATAATCTAGGGCACTGGTGCATATGTTATAAGTCATTAAAAAATCCAGATGAGGAAAAGGTACTGCGAAGATTTAATTCTAATGGTATAGCAGTATCTGCAAATAAATTTTCTCAAGTTATGAGATTTGGAACTTTTAAAGAAGCACATGACTATGCTAAAAACTTGGTAGATTCAGAACAAAATTATGTGACAAAAATTCGTAAGTTTTTTCTTACAACTAACGATAAATTTTATCTTGGATAAAATATTGTATCACATGTTACAAAACCCCTTGACTACATAGTGTAGATACGCTATGATGTATCCACGTTCATCCGAGACATCGGACGCAAGTAGGACGGCGGAACGGGACGTTCATTCGCTATTTCCGAATAGCGAACGCAAACCGCCCGAAGGAACGGGACTTAACAATCTCATTTCTTTGGAGGAAATCCTAATGTCTAAAGTAGTATATCGTGGTGTTTCATATGACACCGAAGCTCGTCGTCAACAACAGGCACAAGCACAGCAGCAACCTCAACAATACAACGAAGCTTATCGTGGCATTCGTTTTGTAAAGGAGGGTCACAAGTGATGACAACTAAACTCAATGTTCTTCAAATGATTAAAGAACAAAAACAAAAAGAGGAAAGGAAGCATCAAGCTGCACTTTGTCAAATCGGACAATGTAAAACTGCAAAGTAATTAAATGAATAACTATGTCTATCATCATGATGACATGGACAAGGACAATAGACCACCTGCATGTTATCAATTAACATATAGAGGTTGTAAATATTGGTCGTGTTATCTTGTTCATTTACGAGACTGGTTTGAACATTTGCTAGAATCTGAGGGGTCTTGACAACCCCTCTTTTTTTGTCTATAATGTACAGGATAAACTTAATACTGCCATGAGCTACAAAACATTAACGAAGCAAATAAAAGCTGCTTTAGATAAAGGACATCTTTATAATGATGAAGAATATAAAATCCTGAAACAAAGATATGCTACCATTCAAAAACTTCGTCGAGACCTTATTAACTACGAAAAAGCACAAAGAGGATTTGGGTACAACTATGAGTCAGTCAGTGAAGTTGGTGACAGTGACACCAGAAGCAGAGAAGACGATGGGTTACGTAGCGAGAGTGAGCAACCCGAACAACCAGGAGAATCCGAAGGTTGAAAAACTTCTTTCTTATTGTATTAAACATGAACACTGGAGTGTGTTTGAACAAGCATTTATGACCCTGGAAATAAATACAAGTAGGGGGATTGCCGCTCAGATTTTGAGGCACAGAAGTTTCACATTTCAAGAGTTTTCTCAGCGTTATGCTGCTACGAATCTTCTTACTGGTGAGATTGCTGTTCCAGAACTCCGCCGTCAGGATGTAAAGAATCGTCAAAACTCCATTGATGATTTGGATCCTGAACTCGTAAGAGCATTTCAATCTCGTATTAGAATGCTTTTTGCCGAAGCACAAGAACTATATGATGATATGCTTGAAGCAGATATTGCTAAAGAATGTGCTCGGTTTGTACTTCCTCTCGCTACTCCTACAAGAATCTATATGACTGGTTCAGTACGTTCGTGGATTCATTACATTTCTCTAAGAGAAAAAAATGGTACTCAAGTAGAACACATGAGGATTGCCAAAGAGTGTAAGGAAGTATTTTGTCAACAATTTCCTATCGTATCTAAAGCATTGGAGTGGTTAGAATAATGCCGACGTATCCTGTAATCAATAAGAAAACTGGAGAGAAAAAAGAACTCTCCATGACTATGAGAGAGTATGACCAGTGGAGATTAATCAATTCTGATTGGGATAAAGATTGGTCTGAAGGTGTCGCTGGCGTTGGGGAAGTCGGTGATTGGAGAAACAAGATGAATAAAACTCATCCTGGTTGGGGAGAAATTATGAATCGAGTATCAAAAACCCCTGGTTCTAAAGTTCAATGGTAGAAAAAGTATGCCCAGAGCACGTAAGAAACTTACACCAGACATTAACGGCATGTCAGCAAAGCAACTCAAAAGAAGAAAACCAATCAACGATACATATCTTCTAAACGTTGAACCTCTAACAGATAATCAAGCTGTTATGTTTGATGAGTATGAAAACGATCAGAACTTATTTGTTTATGGTTGTGCTGGTACAGGAAAAACATTTGTTGCTCTTTATTTAGCTCTTCGTGATGTATTAAACGAAGATTCTCCATACGATAAAGTTTATATCGTTCGTTCGTTGGTTGCTACAAGAGAGATTGGATTCCTTCCTGGAACACATGAAGATAAATCTTCTCTCTATCAGATTCCATATAAAAACATGGTAAAATACATGTTTGAAATGCCAGACGATGCTTCGTTTGAAATGTTATATGAGAATCTAAAAGCACAGGAAACTGTTAGTTTCTGGAGCACATCATTCTTACGTGGTTCTACATTAGATAACTGTATTGTTATTGTAGATGAATGTCAAAATCTTAACTTCCACGAACTTGATTCAATCATGACTCGTGTTGGTAAAGATACTAAAATTATGTTTTGTGGGGATGCTAATCAAACAGACCTACAAAGAAGTAACGAGAGGTCTGGAATCATTGACTTCCAAAAAATTCTCCAGAATATGGATGAGTTTTCTCTCATTGAATTTGGCATTGAAGATATCGTAAGGTCTGGTTTGGTTAAATCTTATCTCATTAGTAAAATTAATTTAGGATTATGAAAACATTCAATCACGTTGGTTCGATTGTCCCTATTGAATTGAACACCGTTAATATAAATGGCAAGCGACATTATTGTGTACCAAGTGGGGGCAAATATCCATCTGTAACCACCGTGATTGGAAGCAATAGTAGAAAGCAAGCAGGTCTTGCTAAATGGAAGGCGAGGGTAGGTAAAGATAAAGCACAAGCGATTTCTAATCGTGCTGCTGGACGTGGAACAAGAGTTCATAAACTCATTGAAGATTATCTCAACAATGAGTTGGACACTAAAAAATATAGAGACCTACCTTTGCCATGGATTATGTTTGACTCCTCGACTAAAATCTTAAATAAGATAAATAATATATACCTACAAGAAGCGGCACTGTATTCTGACTATTTACAAATCGCTGGACGTGTTGATTGTATAGCAGAATATGATGGTGAATTATCAATAATTGATTTTAAAACATCAGCAAAGGAAAAGGAAAAGGCATATCTTTACGACTATTTTGTTCAAGAATGTGCTTATGCCTGTATGTTACAAGAACTTTATGGTTTATCTGTAAAGCAACTTGTTACTATTATCCTTTGTGAAAACGGCGACGTTCAAGTCGAAGTTGTGCCTCCCAAAAAAGAGTATCTTGATAGGTTACAAGAGTACATCGAGGAGTATAGAGAAAAAAATGATAGAAAAACTGGAGGACAAGTTTATGACAACAGCGAGGTTCTCACAAGATGTTGAAAAAATAGCATACGAAAACTCAATGAATTATATTGACGCTATTGTTCACTACTGTGAGAAGAATGAAATTGAAATTGAATCAGTATCTAAGTTAATTTCAAAACCATTAAAAGAAAAACTTAAATACGATGCCCAGAAATTAAACTTCATTAAGAAAACATCAAGAGCAAAACTTATGCTTGTATAATATGTCTGAATTTTTTAAATCCGAATTAGTTCGTGGTGATATTCAAGAGATGTCTGACCTTCAACAATTTTGTATGAGGTCAATGGTAGCATTTCCTGCTTTATCTCCTGAAAAACAAATGGAATACTTTAATGTTCTTGAGACATTGATTGAGAAACAGAAGATTTTCTATCATCGGTTGACATTAAGTGATGACCCAGAAGCACAAGAGATGGCACAATCAATGAAAGATGCTGTCGTGATGCTTGGGGCATCTCCTACCGATAACATTCTTGAGATGTTCGATGACCTTACTAAGAAGGTCTCTGTCATGAAATCCCAACTTGAGGCGGAGGGGGGGTTGACTTGACCCTCCGTTTCCCTTATAATGTGTAGGTGACCACAAGTCACAAAGGCCAAATCCAAACAAATCCGAGGTAATCCATATGTCTTTTGCTGATTTGAAGCGTCAATCCCAGACCAACTTCGACTTCCTTCAAAAGGAACTTGAAAAGTCCAGCACCAATAGTAATGGTGCCGACGAGCGTCTGTGGAAGCCAGAACTTGATGCTTCTGGAAATGGATACGCTGTTATTCGTTTCCTTCCTGCTCCCGAAGGGGAGTCTATTCCTTGGGCAAAGATTTATTCTCATGCTTTCCAAGGTCCTGGCGGTTGGTTGATTGACAACTGTCTCACTACTAACGGGGACAAGTGCCCTATTTGTGCTGCCAACCAGAAGCTGTGGAACAGCGGTCATGAATCTGATAAAGATATTGCTCGCCAACGTAAGCGTAAGCTTTCTTACTACAGCAACATTTATGTTGTAAATGACCCCAAGCATCCAGAGAACAACGGTAAAGTTTTTCTCTACAAGTATGGTAAGAAGATTCATGACAAGATTCTTGCCGCCATGCAGCCCGAGTTCCAAGACGAAACTCCTGTTAACGTCTTTGACTTCTGGGAAGGTGCTAACTTCAAACTGAAAATCAAAACAGTTGGTGGTTACTGGAACTACGATTCTTCTGAGTTTGCTGCTCCTACTGCTCTTAGTTCTGATGACGAAGAGATGGAATCCATCTGGAAGCAACAGTATTCTTTGGCAGCATTCACTACTCCTTCTGAGTTCAAAACTTATGAAGAACTTGAGAATCGTTTGAACATTGTTCTTGGACTTTCTTCTGCTCCTTCTCCTGCTGTCCGTCAAGCACAGTATGAGGAAGAAGAAGAACCCATGTCTTTCAATGCTCCAGACATTACTGCTAAAGAACCAGTTTCTGCTGGTGTCAGTAGTTCTGCTGATGAAGATGACGATGCTCTTAGTTACTTCGCTCGTCTTGCTGAGGAAGACTGAAATTAAAAAACAAAAACCATTAATTGGAGAAAAAATTTTCCGCCAAAAAATGGTTAAAAAAGTTGAGGGGCATCTGCCCCTCTTTTTTATACTCCAGTCTTCTTAAGTCTGGTATTGATGTAGTCACTTGATTTTTGATATAGATTTGTTTTTCTAAAGTCAGATATGAAAGACTCAAGATAGTCTGGTTTTAATAAAAAGATTTCTCTTTTCTCTTCATTTTTTTGGTCTTCATATTCAAAGATTGTTATTGGTCTACATGCTTGAGCACCAGGAATTTGAACTACTTCATCACCATTCCAATATTTAAATGTGCCGTTGTAAAAAGTTTCATCGACCGATAAACCTTCTTTCAGAATAACGTTACCAGCATCATTGATTACTTCATATGTTTCGTAGTGTCTGATGGTTCCATATGGGTCATCGTAATTTGATTCACAATATTTTCTTAGTTGATACTGAGATAAAGGCCAATCAAATAAAGGATTGACGAGGTTATTTGTTAGTATGATAACCCAATCAAGGAACGGGTCTCCATATGCTTTGTCTGCTAAAGTGTCTGGTCTTTCTCCTTCTTCAATAGCATATTGTTTGAAGAAAACTGAGTAAGAAAAGACATCAGGATTGACTTGATATCTCCTGAAGAAATTTTTTGCTACTACAAAATCAGATTTAGAAAAAGGATACTGAATTGGTTTTGTATCGTATTCGATGTTTGGTATGTTTTCAAAGTATGCCATTAGAAACTTACTCCATCTTCGTTGATTTCATCTGAGAACAACAGCTTGGTTTCTTTGAAAGTAACTTTTAATACTGTTGCTACAGGTGAAGTATCACCATATGTAGCATATGAACCATCTGGTGTGTAGTTAATAGAAACATCAGTGATGGCACACAGTTTATATTGTGGCAAGTATTCGTTCATTTTGTTTCCAGACATAAAGTTTACCTGACATAATGCTGGAATAGATAAAAGGTTTGGACTATTTACAGTTCCGAAGATAGCTTGTCCACCAAACCTGGGAAGCATTGCTTTCTTAAATCTGTTACATATTTTTCTGATAGTCTTTGATTCTACGCCATTACTTGGAGTCATTTTAAAGTGTAAAGTAAATCCCCTCATTTCTGGAGCTTCATAAGTCATTTCTGTATTTGGATTCATTATTGTTCCTGACACAGTTCCAGTCAATTGATTTAAAGATATATTTGCTCCAGTTACTTTATTGATGGCGCCTATTTCTTTTTTAAACATAGCATTTTTTGCTACTCCAGGTATACTTTTGAAAGCAGTTGCAATACCTTCAAAATCCGTTCCAACTGTTCGTGCTAATCCAGCTGCCGCAGCACCAAATCCAGTGCCCTGCCATTGGGCACTGTATTGACCTTGAATATCTTCTGGCATGTATAGGAGAATTGGATCCATTCCACGGATTCTTTTCTTTCCTATACCAGACTTAGCATATAAATCATATCCAGCATCGCCAGAATCTGGTTGTATATTTCCATCTCCACCGTTTGCTCTACCAAATGGTGGGTCATAAGCATAAAATCCAAATATAACATAGTCAGTATTATTATCCAACATTTTGTTTGGATATTTTAATATAGTAGTTCCTTTTTCTACTTGATAATTTTCTGCTGAAAGAGCAGATTTGACACTAATTCTTTGAGATGAATATAAATCTTGTTGTTTAGTTTGTAATGCTTGCTGATCGCTTCGTTGCTCAGCGAATGTTAATGGAAGTGAATATGCCATTAGATTATCCTCTTTCTATTCTTGTTCCTTTGATACGGTCATTCCAATACTGATCCATTTCTTCCCAGACCATTTTTTTTGGATACTCTATACGACCACCGCCTTTCATTAGAACAAAATCTTCTACTGGAAGAAAAATAGAAGTCACCCATTCGTCTTTTGCTAAGTCGATAAACAAACTCTTACATCTTTTATTTAAATATTTATGGATGATTTTT